GCTCTAATAAACTACCCGCTTGTAAATTAAAATCATTTTGTAGTGTTTCTATAGCTTCTTTTTGTGTAGCTACAGCGCCTTCTAGCGCAATGTTGTTGGCTGAAAGAGATTGATTTTGATTAAAGAGATAATAGGTTATGCATGTCAAAACAAAAATAATACCTATAAAAACCTTGCTCATACAAATCGAGATAAAACCACAGAAAGTAAAATAAATGGATAGACTGCCCAAATCATGTTTTCTAGCTTGTCAAAACGCCTTGCGCCGTCTTCAAGTCTTTTTTCTATATTTTCATATCTAATCGCACACTCTCTTTCGTGTGCTTCTATTTTGGTAACTGCTTCTTTTGTTGTTGCCATGAATTTTATTAATTTGTTGTATAAATTTTTAATGGTTTCTCTTTCCCTTTAACCTTGATAGATTCTAACACTTTTAATCTATAACCACAAAACTTTTCTGTTTCTTCGCCTATTAATATGTCTACGCCTCTTTCTTTTGTTGCAGACTCTAATCTAGCTGCGATATTAACAGCATCGCCAATAGCAGAATAGTCAAATCTAGTATTGCTGCCCATATTGCCTACGATAGCTTCACCAGTGTTTATACCAATTCCTATTGCTATGGCGGGTAAGCCTTCTGCTTTTAATTCTTTATTAACATCTTCGGTGTTTTTTATTATATCTAATGCACATTCTAAAGCTATTCTTTCATGATGCATAACATCAAGAGGTGCTGAAAATATATACATCCCGGCATCGCCAATAAACTTGTCTACTAAACCGCCGTGTTTTTGTACTGCATTTACTTGTGCTGTTAGTACTTTGTTCATAATATATGTAACTTGTTCAGGTTCTACGGATTCACTTAATGCGGTAAATCCTCGCAAATCTGTAAAAATAAAAGTGCATCTTCTTTTTTCACCACCTAACTTAAGTAGTTCAGGATTTTTTTGTAATTGTTTAACTTGTCTTGGGTCAAGATAATGTTCAAACTGTTTTTTTATCTGTAGGCGCAATTTAAACTGTTCTCTAAAGCGTAAATAAAAAGCTATGGCTCCTGTAATAAATTGTGAAACTAAAGTCCATGTTATATCTAGTAAAATTCCTGCTTGTATCAACAGGTAGCCACCTAAAGCCGTACACAGCATTGTTAAAATAGCTAATGCAATGCCTAGGGTCATGCCAAGATAATTAATTAGAAGCCATGTCAGCGATACAATTATTCCAAAAATGAAGATTTCTGCTGCTAAAGACCAGTCAGGTATAATTGGTGAGTTTTCTAAAAGAATTGACTCAGATAATGCTGCTTGTATTTTGTGCGGTTCTAATAATCCGACTGGGGTTGCTACTTGTGGCATAATTCCATTGGCTGTAACTCCAATGATTACAAACTTTCCTGCAACATTCATTTCTTTTAATGTGGTTTCTTCTGTATTTACCCAACTAATCCATTTACGACCTAGGCTGTCTGTTTTGATTCGTGGTAAATGTCTAACTGCAATTTCTTGAATACCATTATCATTTGTAGTGATAATGTAGGACCTTGTTTCTGTTAATGCTTTTAATATTTCTGTGCCAAAACTGGGCGACCATCCATCAGGTGTTTTCATTAACAAAGGTATTCTTCTGACTAGGTTATCTATATCTACTGGTGCCGTTGCTATACCTTGATAGCTTTGCTCTTTTAAGATATCAATATTTTCTACAATGCCTTGTGTTGGTATGCCGCCAACTTCGCTTCCCTTTATGACCGTCCCAACTGTTTTTGGATATTGACCGTTTGGTGTTTCAAACATAGCAAGCACACTGGGCGCAAAAGATAATGCCTGTGCAAATACATCATCACCTCCAAACCTGTCAGCCTCTGAAAAGCTCATTGCCCAACCAACTCCAATAGCTCCTTCGTTAATTAAGTCTATTTGTATTTGCGCTAGGTCTCTTCTTGGAAATGGAAAGCCACCTCTTTCTCTAACATCAGATTCTGATATGTTGAGAATTACAAAGTTTCCACTTGGTTCTTGTTCTTTAACCAGTGCGTCAAATGTTTTTAGTTTTAGTATTTCTGTTGGAGTAGATTGAAACACTAGCGGTAAAGCTAGTGTTATCAATATTGGTACGATTAGTTTTTTCATTAATAACTTGAATCTTCAAAAATTTTATCAATGGTAGCATGATGTTTGTCAAACTGCTCCTTTGTCGTCCTGTCCTCCGCCTTTTGTGCTTTTGCAATGACTGCTTCAATTTCATCAAAATTATTCCAATCAGGTTCAAGATTGTCGCACCTTTCTTGGTCTAGCATAATTGCTAGTGGTGTCATCGTTTCACCATTTTTGAGACCCAGTGCTATTGCAGGCTTACCGTCATCCCAAACACAGACCAAGCAAAGGCCTTTTGGATTCTGTTGGATTAAAGTCATCTTCTCATACACTTTTTGTAATGTAGGTTTACTCATATTAATTAACTCCTTTTTATTTAATATACCTACCATTATACATAGGTTACAACAGAAGTCAACACTTATCTACACTTAATTAATCTGACTGAGTAATTGTTATGACCGAATCACCGCCTCCGTTTACCTTAACCACATTAGAAATACCGTCTTGTATAAAGATGACTGTGTAAGAATTGCTGCCATCTAAATCCACACGGACGCTTTCATTAACCTGTCTTCTAAGGCTTACAACATTTCCTGTTATTAGTGTAGTAATTTGTGTTTCAGGGTCTCTGCCTAGAAGTGTTCCTGTTATTTGTGTGCTAGTTGCTTGTGCTAAAACATCTTCTTCTTCTGCTATAGCAAGTGCATCTAAAACATTTAATAGGTCTTCCAAATAATTTACATCAAGATAATTAATTGAAAGCTCATTGTATTCAAGGCTATCGTCAGAAAGAAAATCCTCAGCAAGATAGTCTATATCTAAATCATTAAAATCAAGTACGCTGTCGCTTTTTTTTGTTGTGGTTTCTTCTTGTATGACTATTTCTTTTTTGGGAGGAGTAACAATGAGCATGTTATCAATAACATCTAAGGTCAAATCTAAAATGACAGGTTTGCTTGGAGCTGATTCAAACACGCTTACCGTTGTAGCTTGATATGGTTTGTTTAGAAGTACAGTACCCATAGCAGTAACAACTTCTATCTCACCACTAGACAATCCTAGAGCATTAGGTAAAAGTATAATTAATGACCTGCCTAGCTCATCTACTGTAGCTGTGAAATCGGTTCCTCTAATTGCAATATTGGCTGTGGGCGTTTTAAGGCTAATGTTTTTTTTATCAATCTTGTTTAGATTGCCTGTAATAAACCTTGCTGTCCCAAGACCAAAGGTTAGAGCCATCTTAGATTTGGAAGGGTCCGGGTCATAGATATATTCATCTATGAGTAGCTGTGAATGTTCTGTCAAAGAGACTTTACTATCATCTAAGAAAGTAATAGCCATGCGCCCATTAGTCGTTATAGCTTCATCATTGCTTTGTATAGCAAATTTTAAGTTAGCATCGTAAGGCTTATCTCTTACTATCTGTGCTGAACCATTTAGTTCAGAAATATCTCCAATATCAGCAGCTTGTGCTTGTACCTTGGTCGTTTTGAATAACACACACAGTAGAAGAAGCAGTGCCACCAACCGATATAATTTTAAGCCAGTCATTATCTTGGGTACTCAATTGTTGTATGTTAAATGTTCTTTGTCCACCAGTATGGTCTAACCAAAAATATCCACCTGCTGAAGCATTAACCCCTGTTCCTGTATAGGTAACTGTATTATCAGAACCGTCTATATCCATATAGTTGGTAGCGCCATCAATATTAATGTTAGATGTTACTGTGTTATTAGAGCCTTGAATAATCCAATCTAAATCAAGAGAAGCAGCTATCGCTGTTGTACCTTGGTTTAAAGTAAATGTATTACCACTACCAGTAACAGCTACGTTTTGGTTTGAACCGTCTGAGCTATAAGTATTGGTTGGGTCTACCTGAATAGTAAAAGCATTAGTACCACCAGTAAACTGATAAAATCCTGTAAAATTATCAGAGTAGATATCACCTAGGAACTTATTGGTAGCACCAATCATATTGATGTCAAGAGTCATTGTGTTTCCGTCTAGGTCTAGTGCATTAACACTGCCTGCCGTTGAATTTAACCCACCAATAATGTTAGATATTCCTAATTGTTCCAAGTCTATATTTGCACCAGTGCCTGACTGGTCTACAAATATTTCGTTATCTGCTGCAAAGGCTCCTAAAGAAATAATAGCTATTATGCTTATTAATTTATTTTTC